AGTCAATATTTAAAGCTTTGACGTGTGCATTGAAGAGTGACAGCTTAACTCCCGAGCAGCACAGTGCTGAGATAGTGGCAGGTGCTAATTTGGAGTATTTTTTCTATGGTAAGGAGACATTTGACACTCGTCATGCGCAGTTGAAACAGGCGCTTGATGAAGCACACATACAGCACCACTTGCCCGGAGGCCATCTCAAGACTTATGAGGAGCTTGAGGATTGGTATATGGAAGCATAAGTGGTGTTTTCAGAGTAGTTTTCTAAAGCTCCGGACTAGCCTGGAGTTAAAACCAAAGAAAGGGGTAATTATTGGATACCATGCACACACCTGTAACTTAACTCATCAGATTATGTGTAGAGGCTTGATTACTTTAGACACTCTTCTCTAAGAGATGCAGTATTTACTGCTGCGTGGTCGCGCAAGTTTGAGTTAGCGATGTGCGTAAATAATGCTGTTACGCGCGTTTGTACAATAGTATTACTGAATCTAAATCTATATATGCTGAGTCCACCACAGCCAAAAGGTTGGAATCCCAAACAGTCACATTTCGTGACGCACAACCAGAGTGGGAGGTAGGTTATAAACCTTCTTCCGATTCCACAAGAGATATTACATATAATGGTGATGTAGAGTTACAAGATTTCTTTGCTCGCCCCATTCCTATTAAGACTTATTTGTGGACACCTGGTGGAACATGGACGACAGATACATTTGATCCTTGGACATTGTATCTGTCTAACCCTAGAGTAAGTAATAGAGTTTCTAATTATATGAATTTCAGTGCCAATATGTGCATGAAGATACTTGTAAATGGTAATTCTTTTTATTATGGCAGGTTAATGGCGTTTTACAAGCCTATGCCTGTTTCTGATTTTGCAAGGAGCATAATTATAGGTACTCCAGGAAAGATGATGAATTCACAGCGTTTGAAGCTGTTTATTGATCCAGCTGAGTCTCAAGCAGGTGTTATGAAAGCCCCGTTTTCGTGGTTTTATGACAAAGTTGATTTGACTTCAGCAACGGACATCGCTAATCTTGGTGAAGTTACTATTATGGCATTGAATGAATTGAAACATGCCAATGCTTCTACTACCCCTGTGTCTGTAACTATTTATGCTTGGTTGGAGGATGTGAAGCTTT